GTGCAGGAACAGCTACATCTTGGTTAAGTGAAAACGCAGAGCTTGCAATGCTTTACGGATCATTAGTTGAGGCGTATACCTTTATGAAGGGTGAGCAAGATATAATGGCTCAATATAATCAACGGTTCAATGAATCTGTGATTGGGTTAAAAATGCTTGGAGAAGCAAAGGAAACTACACAAGAGTATCGTGTAGGTAGAGTAATGAGGCCGAAACAATAATGTTTAAATTAAACTTTGACGTACCAGACGATCCTATCGTCACGGTAAAAACAACTAACAATCGAGGATTTACTCCCGATGAAGTTGCAGAACGTTGCGTTGAGAAACTGATAAGCGTGTCGGATACCGCACATCCCGCTATCAGAGATCAAGCAAAAGCGTTCCAAAAGCACATGGAAAAAGTGGTTGCATTTTATATGCGTGAAGCTATTCGCAGTGACCGCACAACCGTGTATAATGCCCTTAAAGATGCGGGGCACCCAGAACTGGCTGATGCAATAAGGAGATTATAACATGGCGATCACCCAAGCAATGTGTACTTCTTTCAAGAAAGAGCTTCTTGATGGAGTACATAACTTTAAAAACTCAGGGGGCGGCACTTTTAAGCTTGCTCTCTACACCTCATCTGCAACATTAGGTGCGGCGACAACAGCTTATGCTACAACAAACGAAGTTACTGGCACAAATTATACCGCTGGTGGTGCTAACCTAACACGGGTAGATCCAACAAGTAGTGGTACAACCGCTTTTACAGACTTTGCTGATTTGACTTTTTCAACAGCTACAGTCACAGCAAACGGGGCATTGATATACAACAGTAGTGCATCTGATGCTGCGGTAATTGTGTTGGCGTTTGGTGGCGATAAGACATCGACTGCTGGTGACTTTACTATTCAGTTCCCAACAGCGGACGCGAGTAACGCTATTATCCGTATCGCCTAAACAGGCGTAGTACTATGGTAGCAATTTCGGGTTGGGCGCGAGGCACATGGTCCCAAGGGACTTGGGGCGAATCCCTTCCTGTTGTTGTTACAGGAGTGGCGGGAACAGGTGCGGTTGGCTCTGTTTCTGTCGTTGCGGAAGCTAATGTTCCAGAGACAGGGTTGGCAGCTACAGGTGGTGTCGGCTCTGTTTCGGTTGTAGCGGAAGCAAATACATCCGTTACTGGTTCTACTGGAACAGGTGCGGTTGGTTCAGTTGTTGTTGCGGCTTCGGCTGATGTAGGTGCTACAGGTTCTGCGGGAACGGGAGCCGTGGGCACAGTCACCATGACAGGTGACGCAAATGTTCCACAAACAGGCATAGCTGGTACGGGAGCCGTAGGCACGGTTGTTGTTGCGGCGAATGCAGATGTGGGCGTTACAGGTTCAACGGCTACAGGTTCTGTCGATTCAGTCACTGTTACAGGTATAGCAAATGTTGCTGCTTCTGGCTCTGCGGGAACGGGAGCCGTGGGATCACCAACGATTAGCGGTGATGCAATTGTCCCAGAAACGGGTATTTCTGCTACAAGTGCGGTTGGTAGTGTAACCGTTGCCGCGAATGCAGACGTAGGAGTTACAGGTTCTGCGGGTACTGGTGCGCTAAATTCAGTTACTGTGCAGGGTGCAGCGAACGTACCACAGACAGGTATCGCTGCCACAGGCGGCGTAGGGTCTGTCACAATAGATGGCGTTGGTAATGTTGTTACGACAGGTGAAACAAGCACTGGCGCGGTAGGTACGGTCACTGTTGATGCGGCTGCGAATGTTTCTATATCTACAAAACTTACTTCAGCAACGGGTCAAGTCGGCACCGTTGTTGCGGGTATTTCTGTAGAGTTTTTAACAACGGGATTGTCTAGTAGCACAAATGTTGGTACTGTAATCGTACAAGCGAATGCGGATGCCATTGTAACGGGCGTTGAATCGACAGGAGATATTGGAGATGTTAGAGTATTTGATCAGATTATTCCGGTCCAAACCCCTAATTTTCAGCCTCCTGTTCCGGGCACTCAACCGGGAGATCCGTTATCTAGTCCCGCTTATAGAGCGCCTGAAGGAGCGCCCGGTGGATTTGTGCCGGGAGATCGTTTACAAGCCCCAACATGGAAAGACGTAGCGTAGGAGAAATACATGGCGAGTAGTTTTACAACAAACTTTGCGATTGAAAAACCGGGTACTGGTGAACAATCTGGTACATGGGGTACAACGACAAATCACAACTTTGATATATTTGATCGGTTAGCTGGATACAAAAGCGTTACCGTATCAGGCACAACACATACATTGACAGTGCGTCCAAGCTCTCCATCTTCTGGATCGAGCAACGCAGAAGACGGTATGTACCGTGTTGTTCAGTTCGTGGATTCAGGTTCTGACCTTGGTGCAGATGTAACATTAACGATAGCGCCAAATACAACTCAGGCGTTTTTTATCTTTAAAAATTCACTAACTGCTGATAGAAACATAATTGTTACACAGGGCAGCGGAACCAACGTTACAATTCCGGGAACAGGCAAAGTAAGCATTGTTTTTGGTGATGGTGGCGGATCAGGAGCAAATGTGGTAAGTTTAAGTGATACTCTGGCGATGTCTAATCCTGAGATTACAGGCGGCATTGCGACAGGGCTTACTGATTTGAGCATGGCAGATGCTACGGCACAAGGCAAAGCCCAGACAGGGTTAAATGTAGACGCGGCGGGTACTGCTGTCGCATTATCAATTGCGTTAGGATAGTTAGATGGCAACAAATACCTTCAAACGAAAGTTCTCAACAAACATAGGCACCACGGCTACGGCGGTTGGTGGCTATCAGGTTTTGCTAGATGTACAGACCACAGCGATAGGTCTTTCTTTGGCTAACGTATCAGCCTCTCAAGTGACTGCCACTGTTACTTTGAATACACAAGCGGGTGATACAGTTCATATTATTAAGGATGCACCGATACCAAGCGGTGGTTCGTTGATCCCGATTGGTGGGGACATGAAGGTTGTTCTGGAGCATAACGATCAGATAAAAGTTACATCTGATACAGCATCGTCAATTGATGCGATTTTGGATATACTTGAGATAGACACATCAACGTAGGAGCTATAGATGCCATATTTAGGTAACGAACCAGCCGTAGCATACACAAGCACCACGAAAGATACTTTTAGTGGTGACGGCTCTACAACAGATTTTACATTGTCTAAAGCAGGTAACAACAACGCACTTCGTGTGGTTGTGGAGAATGTTGTCCAAGATCCCGGAGTCGCGTACACATGTGTGGGCACTACACTGGCTTTTACTTCGGCACCTCCTACAGGAACGAGCAACATTTACGTTGTGCATCTAGGTCCACCAGCCGCTAGTATTGTTCCAGCGGCAAACACAGTTGGTGGATTGTTTAAGGGTGAGCGCGGCGAGATTGGTCAGACCAACGCTGGCGGTGATATTTTTAGAATTAACGAGCAGACTCTGAATAGTGATGTTACAATAGACGCAACAGAAAATGCCTCCTGCACAGGACCGCTTGCAGTTGCCAGTGGTAAAACGATCACCATCACAACAGGGGGGAACTTGTCCATTGTCTGAGATACGAGTTACAACGATAAGTGATACGGCTGGTACTGGCCCTGTTACGCTGACTAAGCAACACGCTGCAAAGGCTTGGATGCACCTTAATGGTACAGGTACTATAGCAGTCCAAGATAGTTTAAATGTAAGTAGTGTTACAGATGTTGCCGCTGGACAATATACACAAACCCATACAAGCGCTATGGGTAATGCTTTTTACGCATCTCAAATATCTAATAATAGGTCAACGTCTACAAATAACAGCACATCACAACATATAGATAGCACATATACTGCATCTTTATTAAATATATTATTTGTTAGACATGATAATCTAGCTAATGAAGACAGTTCTAGAGTTATGACATCATCCCACGGAGACCTAGCATGAGTACGATAACGGTCACAAACATAAAAGCAACAGGTGAAACAGCTAGTCGTGCAGTGTCAGGAGTTGCTGGTGCTTGGGTTACAAAAAATTTAGACGGAACATCTATCGAAGATAGTGTAAACGTTTCTAGTATGGCAGATGTAGGAACAGGTATAGCAACTTATACTTTTACTAACAATTTTGCTAATAACACATATCAATCTGCAACAGGTTCAAGGCACATAGCTGTTCGTATATATAGTTCACCAGACGGTGATATAACAACTTCGTCTTTAAAGATAAACTCTTATAATCTCAGTGAAGCTTTAGCAGACCGTCAATCTGGAACAGCAGTACATGGAGACTTAGCATGAGTACACTAGAAGTATCCAACCTCAACGATGGCACAACAACTGTAGCAACTACGAACCTAACAAATGGCTCTGCTAAACATTGGTGTTTTTTTGTAGGTACTGGAACTATATCTATTAATGATAGCTTTAATACTGCAAGTTTAACTGACCACGGCACAGGTGGTTATTCTTGTAATTTTACCAATAACATGGGAAATGCAAATTTTGCAATTCTTGCAACGTGTAATTTAGGCGAACTAGCTGAAAATGGTCATGCTGTAGGCTCTTGCAGAATAGCAACATTT